GACGGTTTTCCTCACGCCGGCAAATGCCGACTCGAAATCAATAGCCGATTTCGTGGATATGACGCCCAGTGCCGTGAGCGGAGCGGTCACGTGCATAGACCACTTCTTGCCTACGTCAGTGAGTTTTCCCCCGATATCCTGCAGCTTTGAACCTATCTCCCCGGCCTTGGCCACGAAGTCAGCGCTTTGGATGTTGACCTTCTTGAGCTGCGCCTCATATGACCTGAGCTGGTCCTCGGTCTTTATGAGCTCCCGCTGAAAAGCTCTGTGCTGTTCCTCACTGATCTCGCCCTTTTTGAATTGTTCATTGACCTGCTCCTGAGCAGTTTTGAGAGTGTCGAGCTTCTTCTTGGTGTTCTCCACCTGCTCGGCGAGTAGCTGCTGCTTCTGCGCCAAAAGCTCGGTATCATGGGGATTAAACTTGAGCAGCCGCTCGACTTCCCGCAGCTCCTTGGATATTTCTCGCGATGTCTTATTGACGTCCTTCAGCGCCGCATCAAGTCCCGTGGTATCTGCGCCTATTTGGACTGTGATCCCCTTAATCGTAGCCAAACCGATCTCACCTGCCTTTATCTCGAAAAACAGGCATGGCTCGCTACTTGCTGTGCGGCTCGCTCTGTCCTCCGATTTTCACCTTCACTATGCGCTTGCACCTGGAGCACTTGACCTCGATCGAGGCCCGCCCCTCAGCCAAAAACAGCTTCCAGCCACAATGGGGCACCGAATCTCTTTCATGCGGCACCCTCCTAGTTCAACAGACGGTCGATGTCAGCCTGAGTAGCGTTTCTCGCCTTGCTATTCTGATCGAACTCGGCGGTGTAGATGTCTGTGAACTCTATCAGGTCTCTCAGCCTGAATAGGTTGACCTCGTCGAACGAGAGGCCCATCTTCTTGGCATTGCTCAACAGGAGCAGGTCCGTCCGTTCAGTCTCTCTTCTTCCGCTTGGGTTGCGTGGCTGGGTGGGACTCAGCTCTGGCGGAACGAAAAAACCCGTCGATGGCCTCATCCATCACAGCCAGCAGCCACGTAGCGTCGCCGAAATCGACGTTTTCCAGCTCGTCGAGCCACTGCTCGAAGTTCGGAAAGTTCTCCTCGAGCCTAGATGCTCGGTTCATCGCATAGGTGATCTGGAGCAGTAGGACCGAATCGAGACCGCTAAGGTCACCTTCTGCGAGACCTTGCAGCGACCGCAGCCCCGCGAGATCGGCAATTAAATCTTTGTTGAACGCCTGTCGGTAAAACAAGAGGGCCAGCGGACTGGCCCTCAGCTCAAGTTCCTTCCCACCCAACTTGACCTTGCGCACTAGGCGCCACCTCCTGGCAACAACACGGCGTCGAAGAAGCCGTTATATGCAGCCTCATTCGTCTCGTTGAGCTCGATGACACCCCTAACAAGCTTCTTGCCGTTAACCTCCAGTGGGAGGATCGTCAGATTGAGCGTCTCAGTCGTGGGCGTCGTCGTATCCGTCGTGGTGCTGTGAGTCTGGGTGGGACGGGATGCAGTGCAGCGATAGTAAACGAACCGGCGGTTACGTGCGTCGCCCTGCACCTGTGCCATCAGTGCAAATTCCTTCGGCACAGCCTCCGCGTCCTCGATCAGCATCCCATTGCTGTCAATCTCCCAGCCCAGCATCTCCGCCAGAACCTCATCTGGCACCAACGCCATCTCCAGCTCGGCGGTGTAGCCGTTGTTCGTCCGGCGCGTATAGTACTTCGTGTTATCGGCCCAAAACGTGCTCTCGCCACCGTCGGGGTCCGCGGAGAAATTGACTGCGCCTGGAATCGCTATCGGCGTGTTCCAGGACGGTTCTCCGCCCACATCCTCCTTGCGAAAAGCGATGTGGACCTGCTCCAAGCCAAAACGTACTTTATTCGCCATTTCGGTCCCCTCCTATCCTAGTAATCGGACTTGATAAATGATCTGATAGAGCCCTTCACTCTCGATGTACGACTCCGTCTTTTCGTACGGCAACCGTAACTCTCGCAGCTTGTCCTCGATCTTCTTCTCACTGGGCGGATGCTTGATCGTGTGGTAGAGCTCCAGCTGATAGTTGCCCACCTCAGCATAGTTTTGATTGTCCGCCTGAACGTCAGAACTATAGGCGTAAAGCACGACCGTATAGGGCGGTTCTGGCGGTGTAGTGAAGTGATGGTAGACACAGGGGAAGCCAAGATCCCGCATCTCCTGAATTAGATCCAGATACGTCATCCTAGCCACCCCTCTCGATGATCTGCTCGATGCGCCGCTCCATCGCAGGGATGTGACGATCAACAGCTGGGCGGATATGGGGGCGCCCCTCCACTCTGCCGCCGCCCTTCTTTGCATGGCCATGCTCGAGGAGGTGAGCGAGCTGAGGTTTCTTGGTGTTGTGAACTATGTGAGTCACCCGGTTGCTCGACTTACTCTTGCGCCTCGACCAGCCTTTCGCGTACTCACCTGTGCGCTTGGGTGCGTTGGCTTTGATGTCCTTAAGGACGGCATTAGCCGTAGCCTCGACCTCCACCTCGATCGCCTGCACGACGTCATCAGTGTAGTCAGCGATGGCCTGCGTAATCTTAACGGCCAACTGGTCGATCGTCACTGTCTCAGCCATCGCTACCAGCCTCCAGACACCTGAGTTTCACCCACATGCCGTCATCCTTGAGATGGTCGATGTGCTTGATGGCGTACGCCCGGCCCTCGTAGACGACTCGGTACTCCGTCGTGTTCAGTTGCTCGACGAACGGTGCGTGCCGGATGACAAACCCAACGGTGTTTTGCTCGCCAACCGCTCGGGCGGCGAAGTATTCCTGGCCCCATAGCTCACTGCGCTCGGCCCAGACGGTCTGCCAGTCGACCCAGCTCGTCGTTTGGTTGCCCCACTCGTCCTCGCCCTCGGTGAGCTTCTGGATCGTAATCAGGCGCCGCAGGACCCGTCGCAGATCGCGCATCTTGTCCCGCCTATCCTGTTGTCTCCTCCACTGCATCGAGTTCACCTACCCCAACCTGCAGCTGCAGGCGCAACAGTTCTCGGGCGAAGTTCTCCTCGAAATACTCGCTGGCGTTGTTGTACACGTAGCGGCAGTAGTCGAGGAGCAATGATCGAGGAGGCCCGGCAACATCGAAGTCGAGCTCAGTGCCAGTAAGGTCATTGAGGTATGCCTTGCCGCGCTCGATTATTGCCTGCAGCAAGGCGTCCTCGTCGTCCCAGGTGATTTTGAGATAATCCTTAACGGCGTCGAGCATGACTTCACCCCGATTCTTCGTCCTCCACTAGCTCCACCAGCTGGCCGTGCCGAGTGGAGTTAATTTCTTCCAGTCGCTTCGGCGAAATAGTAAGCAAGTCCCCCACTTTGTGGAGGGACTTGCTGTACTTGTTGCGGAAGGTGCGGAGCACCTTAACCGTGATTTTATCCTCCTTAGCCATCCGGATCAACTCCTACTAGGCCTCGGGGAAGTCCTGCGCGGGGAAGTCCTGTACGGGGAAGTCCTGGATGTTGTCCACAATCACCCGCGGGATGGTGGGTTCGAGATCGCTGATGTCGAGCACTACGAAGCTGTTGTTGTCCTTCGGACGACCGTTGCCGTACAGCTTGATCAGGTAGACCCGCAGGTCTTCCAGGAACTGGTAGTGATCGCTGTACTCGATGCGACCATCACGGCCAGTTCCAAGGGCCATGATATACTGCCGGCCCAAGCCCAGGATAGCCGTGCCCTGTTCCACCCACGCGGACTGTACAATATCTGTCGGCAACGGCAGAATGTCCCTTGCCCAAGTGCCATCGGGCCGCTGATAGATTGTTGCCGGCATAACCTTGGTGAAGTAGTCCACGGGGTTCACAACCAAGATCAGCTGGGTTACTGGACGGAATAGGCCATTCGGGCTCTCAGCCAGCTGCGCTACCAGCTCCCCGTAAACCTTAGGGGTAAGTTCAGTAACCACAACAGGCTGCTTCGCCGCATAGCCCTGCGCCGGGTCAATCGGTTGACTGAGGTCGCGGATCATGCCAATTGGCTCATAGATGTTACCTGCTTCTGCAATGCCGCGGCCGTTAATGACGCCCCACTCAATACCGTTGGCGATAGCTTCCGCTAAGATGGTGCGGATATACCTATCCAGCCATGCAGGCCCAAGGTCAAGCATGGGTCTGGAAATCGGTACCCATGCGGAAAGCTTAGTTTGCTCGAGTTGGAGGTAAGCAAACTGAGACGACAGTTCCTTCTCAATCTCACCGGTGAGCGGGCCCCATTGTGCCAAGAACCGAGTCTCGAACGTGGAATAAAGCCACTTCATCAAATA